GTTATTTTACAGGTCGTAACCTTTGGGGATTAAATATCCTTTTAGGTGAAGAGGGAATGAGATGGTTTAAGGAAATGTTCCTTTCAGTGAAAGTTACAAATCCGAAACTTTCTAGAAATAGAAAGCTTCATATCATCCATGATCCTGAATTAAAAGAAAGAGTTATAGCAATTTTTGATTATATATCTCAAATTGCTTTTCAACCTTTATCTAAATACCTTTTTAGGGTTTTAGAATCTATCCCTCAGGATAGAACTTTTACTCAAGATCCCATTATCAAAGATAAAAGAAATGAGGAATTTTATCATTCGTTAGATTTAAGTGCTGCCACTGATCGTTTTCCAATTGACTTACAAGTAAGTCTCTTAGATTCGATTGAACGTGCTGGAAACAAACCTTACCGAGGAATCGGTATGGCTTGGAAGTCATTAATGGTTTCTGAACCTTTCATGACTCCAGAGGGTGATTTACTTTATTATAAAGTTGGTCAGCCAATGGGTGCTCGTTCTTCTTGGGCTACTTTTACTTTATCACATCATTTAGTGGTTCAGTATAGTGCCTTTGAATGTGGTTGCTATCCTTTTAAAGAATATATATTACTTGGTGATGATATTGTTATTTATAATAATATTGTTGCCTTGAAATATAAAGAAGTAATCGATTCCCTTGGGGTTGATTGCTCACCGAGCAAATCTCATTGTAGTTTAACTACATATGAATTTGCGAAACGTTGGTTCCGTAATGGAATTGAAGTTTCACCGGTTCCTTTGAAAGGATTCCTCGCTAACTGGAGTAATCCAGCCTTATTATTCCAAGATGTTTTATCTCTTGTTTATAATAATCGAGGACCTAAATCTTATATATCGTCAGTTCAACTTTGTATAAACTTAATTAATAAGCTGGGTTATACCAGATCTCAACAGAGATTTTATCAAAGAATGTTTAATGATATTCTATTTACTTATAGATGTTCATTAGACTTTCCAGATTATGAATTACTTAGAAATTTTCTAGGTAAAGCTTCTTCTGGGAACGACTATATATTACCTCCGACTGAAGTAACTCTATTGTGTGAATATAATAGAACTTCGTCATTGGTTGTGAATGGTATGGTTATGAATGTATGTCATACTTTAAGTAAGTATTACGGAAATTTTAAACAAAATTTCAATACATTTATTTCCTCTCCATCTGGTATTATTAATTCCGATGCACTTTTTGGAATTCATCCATTAGTGTATTCTCTTTTCTCATCTGTTTGTACATTTGAGACTTTGAATAAGGAATTAGGTTATACCCTTGATCTTAACAAACAGTTAACTACTGTTACTGTTCTTGATCTTGACAAGCTAAGTTTTCACTCTAGAACTGCTGTGGATATTATATTCACTTACAGAACTTTTGCTCGTAAACTTAGACTTGCGGTGGAGTTTGATCCTTATCAGTTAATAGCGAAAGCTCAATCTATGCGCTTTGGACGTTCATTAATGGACATCCGATTAGCTTTTATTAAAGATAATCCGTTATTAAAAACAGGAATGATTTCTAAACCGTTGGACTTACCTAGTCTAGCAGGAGGCGAAAGCCACGCGGCCGACTGGCGTCGAACAGATTCGGAAGTGATATAAGATTAACAGTGGTTAGTTACCACCAATCTTATATTGACTCTTGGGGGTGTGAGCCCAGTAACTAGTAATAGTAGACTGAACTAAGAGTCTGCCC